CAACAGCATATAATAAAGCATTCACAGTATTGAGCAATACTGATTATTATGATATGAATTTATTGTTAACACCGGGTATTATCGATAGTTTGCATGGATCAGTAACATTATCTGCAAGACAATTAGCAGAAGGACGTCAAGATACATTCTATGTAATGGATTCAAATGCATTAACAGATTCAATTAATTCAGTAACAACACAAGTTCAAACTTTGGATAGCAATTATACAGCAACATATTGGCCATGGGTTAGAATAACCAATCCTAGCAACAATGTTCCATTATGGGTTCCACCTTCAGTTGTAGTTCCAGGAGTATTGTCATACAATGATGCAGTAGCTCAACCATGGTATGCACCTGCAGGTTTGAATCGTGGCGGCTTAACTAGTGTTACTGATACTTATATTAGATTGTTGCAAAGTGATCGAGATACATTGTATCAAGCTCGTGTTAACCCTATTGCGAACTTCGTAAATGATGGCGTTTGCATTTGGGGGCAAAAGACACTACAAGCTAGACCAAGTGCATTAGACCGAGTAAATGTGCGTCGTTTGCTTATTGCGGTTAAGAAATTTATTGCATCTTCAACTCGTTATTTAGTATTTGAACAAAATACAGCATCAACACGAGCAAGATTCTTAAGCATCACAAACCCATACTTAGAACAAGTAAGAGCACAGCAAGGTTTATTTGCATTTCGAGTTATTATGGATGAAACAAATAATACTCCAGATGTAATTGATCAAAACATATTATACGGACAATTATTTTTGCAACCAACTAGAACGGCTGAATTTATTGTATTAGATTTCAATATTCAACCGACAGGAGCAAGTTTCCCGGCATAATTAAAAACATCATGAAAAGGTAGGGCGAAAGTTCTACCTTTTTTACTGTACATATATTTATATAAAAAAACGAGGTATTGAAATGGCATTAATTGATAACGCAAATCCAAATTTGGCAATTGCATCTGAAAACGAAATGTTTCAAACGGCGTTTTCGTGGGAACCGAAACGTCAACATCAATTTATATTAGAGTTAAATGGAATTCCATCATACTTGATAAAAGCATCTGGTAAACCTACAATTACTAACACAGCAGTTGAACTTGATATGATCAATGTTAAACGTTATGTTGCTGGTAAACATTCATGGGATACTATCACGATGACACTTTATGATGCAATTGTTCCATCTGGAGCACAAGCAGTTATGGAGTGGGTTCGTTTACATCATGAGTCTGCAACAGGTCGAGATGGGTATTCTTCATTCTACAAAAAAGAAATTCGCCTACACCAACTTTCTCCACTAGGTGAAGTTATTGAAGAATGGATTTTGAAAGGTGCATTTATTACAAGTGCAGGATTTGGAACATATGATTGGTCAAGTGATGCAGTACAAGAAATTGAATTAACTATTCAATATGATTGGGCATTCTTGAATTTCTAATTCATAAAATTTATAATGGGAGTTCCGGCTCCCATTTTTTATGTTCTGTATATTTATATTAAAGTTATAAAAGGAAATCATAATGAGTAAAGTTACAACAAGATTAGGCAATCAAGACATCGTTAATTTAGCAAAACAACGTTTTGAATCACAACAAAAAAGCAAATTACCAACAGTTATTGTGTCATTGCCAAGTGGCGGCAAAATTTATCCCGAATCACATCCTTTGCGAAGCGGAAAAATAGATATGCGCTATTTAACGGCATATGATGAAGACATTCTAACCAATATTTCTTATATTAGAGAAGGAGTAATGTTTGAAAGATTGTTAGAAGCAATCATTATGACGGATGTTGATGTTGCAGACATTGCTGCAGTAGATAAAGATGGATTAATTATACACGCGCGCGTATTAGCATATGGTGCAGAATATCCAGTTGTAATAAAAGATCCAAAAACTGAAAAGGAATTGCAACGAGTAGTTGATTTATCTGCCGTAAAATATTTGCCATTTGAATTAGAATCAGATGAAAATGGAGAATTTACTTATGATGTAGCGGGACACGTCATTAAATTTTCTTATTTAGGTCGCGACACAAGCAAAATGTCTGTCTCAGAAACACTTAAACATATAATTTGCCAAGTAGATGATTTGAGATCAGAAGAAGCAATTGATGAATTTGTACGTTATCATTTCTTAGCTCGAGATGCAAAAATATTCCGCAAATATTATGCAGATAATGCACCAGGCCTGGATTTAACATACGAATTCGAAGGTGAAACAGGAGGCACCTTCACTGCCGGGTTTCTTCTTGGAACAGACCTTTTTTGGTTTTAAACCAGAAGATCGTGTTAAATTGCATGAAAATATTTTTAATTTGATTTGGTGGGGTGCTGGTCGTTGGGACTGGGATACTATATATCATATGCCCGTACACATTCGGCGATTTTGGACTAAAAAAGTCAACAAGATGATTGAAGATGAAAATGATCGGCAAGAACAATTGGCAAATGCTGCTAAAACAAAACGACGTGCAGTACCAAAATCTCCTAGATAAATATTTATTAAAAAGAAGAGTTCAGTATGCCAGTAGATTTATCTAGTTTATTAAGCGGATTAAATAATCATTTTACTAATCTAATGGAAGCTTCGCCAATTGTTGGCGAGTTAACTTCAGCTGTAACTGGCTTAGCTAATGCGACGTTGAATTTAAACAGCGAAACTAACAATTATCTTCGAGGTTTAGATAAACAAATTGCATACAACGAAAAGTTATCAGAACGATACATTGAAGCTGCTAAACAAACGTTAACGTTAGAACGAAGAAATTCGCAACTTAATAAATCATTCGGCGTTGGAGTACGACAAGCAGCAAAATTATCAGAATCATTTCAAGTTGTTGCAGAATCATTAAAAATATCTGGAGTACAAGTCGGAGCATATGCTGGATCTATCAAAAAAATGGTGCCAACATTAAATCAAATGACCGAAGCTGGCGGCGACATGTATAAATCATTAGTACAAACGCAACATATACTTAGAACTAATTTAGGACTAACAGAAGAGCAATCAAATGCATATACACAATACGCTGAACAAAATGGTAAAAGTTCTTCATCCATGTTGTTAGCAACTAAACAATTAGCAGAAACATTGGATCCAGATGGCACGATGGGTTATTTCAAAATGATCACCGAAGAGATTAGCGGAGCGACAGCAGACATTACATTGCAGTATGGTAAACTTCCTATGAATTTAGAAATGGCCGTGTTAAAAGCAAAAAAACTAGGTTTTGAATTATCTGATTTAGCCGATGCTGGTGGTCATTTATTAGAAATTGAATCGAGCATCGGAGAAGAATTAGAATATCAACTTTTATCCGGCCGCAGACTAGTTGACAATCAAGGTAACAGTTTAACCAACATGTATCGAGAAGCAGCATTGCGGGGAGACATGAACAAGCAAGCTGATATCATGAATAATATTTTAGAAACTGAAGGCAAAACCATAGAAAATAACATGTTTGCTAGAAAACAATTAGCATTAACGTTAGGTCTTGAAGAAACCCAACTTGCATCTGCATTGCAAAAGAAAAAGATTCTAGATAAAGCATCCGCTAGCGGCATTGATATAAATTTAGATGGTTCTAATGCAATGCAACAAGCTGCACAAGCGCTTGAAGCAGGCGCAATAGATGAAGCCGATTTTGAAGAATTAAAAAGAGCATCTGATACTCGTACTACCGAAGACATCATGAAGCAACAACTTGATACATTGCAAGAAGCAAATATTCTAAGTTTATTACAATTAGAGCAATCAACTATGGTTGGAAAAAATCAAGACGATATTTTAAACAATCTTTCTAACAAAAAATTTATGTTGGATGCAGTTAGTAGTTTTAAAGATTTAGGTGATATGAGACGACAACTTGCAGCAAAAAAAGGAGTAGAAGACGTAAAAACCGATTTTGAACAAGCAACACTAGGAAATGAATTGGAAGCGATAAAAGGAGGAGATGCTGTTATCACCCCAGGTTACGGAAAACGAGTATTAACATTCCCAGAAGATACCCTACAAGCACCAATTGCATTCAATGATAATGATACAATTGTAGCAGGAACAAATTTAGCTGGAAAAGGTGGAGGATCTGGCGGTGCAGATATGACAGCTGTAGTTGCAGAACTTCAAAAGGCTAACGCTCTGTTATCAAAAATGACATCGACACCAACATTTAGTGGCGGATTAAATGCACCATATTACGGATAAGGATAAAACATGAGTATGCAAAACCCAACTTTGTCAGCGGCATCGCAATTTATTGGACCTTTCGATATATTGCCAAATGTTTTATATACTAATCCTACTACAGCTGTTACTACAATTGCACCGATACCAATTGGCAATAAAAATCCAACATATGAAGCTGATTACCAATTTACCGAACCATACAGCGTACCGACAAGGCCGACTAGTATTTACATATTAAACCCAAACAGTCCATCATATACATATCTTGGAAAAGATGGAAAAACAGATTGGAAAACAAGTGCAGGTAATATTAAAGATATTAAAGGAAACGTAAAATCAGGTCCTAGTGCAATATGGAATCCAAGACCATTATCTAATACTAACATAACACTTGAAACTGTAGGAGCTAAAGCTGCAGCATTTAGTTTGTCGTCATTAGGTGGGTTTACTGGAATTCCATATGTAACACAAATAGGTCAAGCACAATTTGGACAATTTGGCGAAGACACATTATCTGGAGATTATGTAACGTTGTCAGCTGATCAATTAACAACAAAAAAGTTTCCATTATCTGCAATACTTTATCCGGATTTTAGATCTAGACTAGGGTTACAAAATGAATCAGATAAAACGAGTCAAGCAATACTAAGTTTTGTTGCATCAAAACGTTTTGATGGAGCTTCGGCGCTAACTCGCGGTGCAATTAGAGGTGGTATTTATGCTGCAGCATCTGCATTACCGGTAGGACCGTATAGTGCATTTAACAGAGAAACATTGTATGGTTGGGGCGAACATGATAATCCTAATGCAATTCGTAGCGATTTTACATTAACAAGTCATGTTGCAACTACGTGGGATAAAACATTACCTCTTCCGCAGATATCAAATGGAAATATATCAAAACGAGCGAACGGAGATTTTATACCAACACGTAATCCTATAGCATTAGCAACACCATTCCGCGGAGATAAAATTTCAGTAATTGATTTTGGTAAAAGAAAATTAAAAAATGCATATGATTGGAAACGAAAATTTTTCACCGGAAAGCCAAAGTTAGATAACGTTGTACAAGCAATTGCATCCGTTACTGATTTAACGCAAGATTTTATAAAATTTTATTTTACCGGGCCTGCACTTCAAAACGGATTAGAAGATGCCGAAGATGACATAATTGTATTTAGAGCAGTTATAACTTCATTTTCAGAAAATTTTAATCCAGGTTGGACAGACGTAAAAATGATAGGTCGTGCAGATCCGAATTATACATATACTGGATATACTCGCGATGTATCAATTGATTTTGATATATATGCAACGGATCGGGATGAATTAAAACCAATTTATAGAAAACTTAATGCACTTGCCGGATATACTACTCCTATATATAGTGGCGAATCAATTGCAATGCAAGCTCCATGGATGCGTTTAACAATTGGCGACTTATATGTGCAAACACCAGTTGTTATGAATTCATTAGCATATACATATGCAATGGATGCTCCATGGGAAATTAATATTGAAGATGATCCAACAATGATGCAAGTTCCGAAGAAAATTTCAGTATCATGTCAATTCAACGTAATTACAGACTACTTACCACAAAAGGGCGGTCGTTTCTGGACATTAGCTAAGAAATTTGATGTAGATGGAACACCGGCTGCTGGCGGCGATAATTGGTTAAGTGATACATTTGGAAATATTGATAGAACATTAATTGAAGAAAACAAACGAAAAACTCTAGCCGGCAAAGGAAGCAGGGGCGGAAATCAAACAAATTAAACGATGAGCAGATATTTAACAGCATTAACAGAACGAGATAAAGTAACAGAAAAAAGAAAATTATCAACTGTTATAATTCCCGCTGCCCCTATCCGGACAGATGATGTATATATAAAAACAATTGGTGTAGAACGTTTAGATAAATTATCCTTATTGTTTTATCAAGATGCTGCATTTTGGTGGGTTATTGCTGCTGCAAATGGTTTAGGAAAAGGCACATTGCTTGTTCCATCGGGTATCAACATAAGAATACCAAGTTTTACAAACATGCAAAGTTATATTAATGAAACAAACTCATCACGATGAATATATTTTATACACAAGTAGATACAAACTTACAAGAAGAATTAAATGCCCGGGGTCGAACTGGATTTCAAAATCGCACTACTAAAGCTATTGATTTCATGGTTGGAAAAATTGCTAATGTTGAAATAGTAGCATATGAAACGAGTAGTAGTCTTTCAGCTAAAATTGCAGTATTAGGAGGTCGAAACGTACAAATTGGTAGATATTTACCTAGCGGACCTGAAGGGTATTTAACAGATTATTCTTATAAACAAGAGTCAATTGATTTTTATACGCAAGATGATGTATCAATTGCTCAAACAAATGCAGGACTTTCTGGAAAAACTACTAATGCAAGCGTCGGCGATGCATATCTTAAACAGACAGAATTAACCGATCGTAGTAGACGTACCGGACCTTATATTACAACCGTCGATGTTACAATTGGCGATCATTCCATGGGTTTATTAAATAAAGCTACAGTTAGCATTGTTATTCCAAACGTAGCCCGGGATTTAGATAATATTGAAGATGCATGGTTTCGTCCCGGTCGTTATGTATCAATACGAATTGAACACCCTGAAACTGCCGTTGTAACAAGAACAGTTAACAATGCAGGAACTGTCACCGGCGGACTATTAGCACCTAAGACATTACCTAATCCAGAGCGAATTAAAGAATTATATCCGGCGTGGGACGTTGATAAATTTCTTAAACAGTATTCAAAAATGAATGCATTTATATTTGAAGGATTAATTACATCATTTGATTTCTCATATACAGCAGATGGAACTGTAGAAGCAACATTATCATTAACGGGTACTAGTAATGTATATTCAGATGTGTCAATGTTTTTAACAGATCCTAAAAAAAATGAAAAAGATTCAACAAAAACTACTAATACTGAAAACTTTAAAGTAGCCCCGACAGGGTCAACCATTCCTTCATTATCAGGAGTCGGGCCAGATCAAAATGTAGATCAATTAGTTGAATTGATATATAATCGTATTAATACAATTATAGATAAGTTTAAATTAAATTGCGATGCTGCAAAATCATTTACAGATTTTATATTACCATTTTCACTTAATGATTCATTAACGGAACACAACGATTTATTTTTACTAGTAGGTAACCAAACATTACCTAAAATACAATCAGTACAAATTCCAGATGCAAACAATGAATATAAATATGCGGGTAATATTAAAAATAAAATCATACAAGTAGCTAAACTAGATAAAACGGAAAGAGCTAAAGCATTATCAATTCCAGCTTCTGGTTCTACACCTGCTATACCGCGAGATCCTGCATCTATACCAGATGCATCTACATTAATTGATCCAGTTACTAGTGCAACCGGCTTACCGACATTAACTGCAGATAGTACTATTGACGATGTTAACAACGTTGTTCAAATTTTAAGCTTTAATGGGTTGATAACTGCAGAAGAAAATGATCGTTTTGAACGAGATTTAGAAAGAGCAAAAAATGAACAACAAGCAGCTATAGATCTTGCAATTAAACAAAATACGCAAAGAGATGAATTTATTAAAAAATTTAATACTAGTCCAGAAGCTACTTATAATTTTAATCGTTATATTACATTAGGTGCGTTAATCTATATAATTAATGAAGAAATTATTAAAAAAGCTGCAACGCCTGGTCAATTAGCTCAAATTATACATACAGATGAATTATGTTTTAGTAATTATTATCCTAGATTAGTATCAACACGTCCCGAAGATATATTATTTCTACCAGAAAAACCAGATGCATTTAATGATATGAATTCATATGGCACAGATGCGGCAGTTGGATTGGTATATTATAAAAACGTTGTTAAACAATTTAATGATACGGGCTTATCTCGCGAATCATTAAAAAACTCCGGATTTAAACCATGGCCCGGTGTTTATAAAAAAGCTGATTCGTCAACGGGCGTTATGTATCCTAGTAGAATTTTTATTAATATCGAATCAATTAATCGCATAATTAATGCAATAACTGCTCAAGGAAAAAATGCATTTACAATAAAAACATTTATAGCAAACATATCAGATTTAGTTTCCAAATGTAGTGGAAATGCAATAGATTTAAAATTAGTATCATATCCTGACGATCAAAACAAATTGTTATTAGCAGATACGCGATATTTAAAATCTAAAAATGAAACAGTAATACCGTATTCAGTTCCAATGTTTGCAAATCACCCGAATGGAAGCGTAGTATTAGAATTTTCTTTCACAGCAAAATTACCAGAAAATGTTAAAAATTTATCTTATGTATTAAATCAGGGTGATACTGTAACAGAAGAACAAATTGCACCTTATATGAATTTCATGTATAATTCAAAAAATCCAGAACAAATTAATAAAGCATTAAATTTATATCGAGAAAAATTTAATGAATCTATAAAACAATTGGAAGAAGCTAGAATTAATTATGGTGCATCCCCTGGAGTTCCGGAACGAGCACGAGCGTTATACAAAGCTATTACTAGTTATATCAAGTATCCAACAAATGATATTAAAACATCTCAACAAATAACTGCTCCAATATTTCCTTTTGAAGTTAAATTTACAATTGATGGAATCAACGGATTACGTTATGGCGATGTATTAACATTTGACGCGTTGCCTAGTAAATATCGAGAAAATACGGTATTTAGTGTTATAGGACTAACGCATACGGTTTCAACCGAAGGGGATTGGCGAACTGAAGTTAGATGCATAATGAGACCTAGTATAGATTAAAAATATGGCACGTTTAAAATTATATTATCCCGCAGAAGAAATTACTAATAATCTTTATACATTTGGTTCGGAATTAATGACTGAAGATAATGTAGAATATGTAGGTCCGTTTCATCGTTATGTTACTGGTGAAGTATATACTGGTTCAACTTGGAACGCAAAAACATCAAAAAAATTAGTTGTATTTCAACAACAAAATAAAATAACAATTTACAATACACTAAAACCAGATATAAAAGTAAAGTATATAACGCCAAAACGCATACAGCCGCAAATAACATCAGCTGATATTTCGAGAGGTTCGATTCAACGTTATTTTATTTGCAAACAAAATGAACGCATTATTTTTGAAGTAGATGCCGCACAATACAATGACTGGACTAGCAATGTTATTGATAATAAAATATACATTGCAACGCGTATTGAATGGACAATAACGGGGCCTATACAAGATTCACAAAAAGGAAACGTTTTAATACCAGGCGCTACAACTAAAAATATACAACAAATAAAAGTTGCAACACGTACGATTCCAGCAATTGCTTCAATTTTAACAGACCCTTTAGAATTCTATACAGATACGGATTACATTGCACCCGTCGACATTAACGGTTTGAAATAAGAAAATAATTTCATATATTACCATTAATGATAGTGGATTGTATAGAAGATGCCCAAAGTACATTACAAGCAGTTTTAAATCGACGTGCATTGTTAGTACCAATATTTTCTAGCCCTACCCATCATGTTACGCAAAATCCGTTATGTGCTATATACATTTATACGGAAGATGATGTAGAACGACTAATACCGATACGACATACTGAACAGATAAGGGGCTTTTCAGAACTTGTCCCGGAGTTCTTAGCATTAGAGAATATCTTTGTTCATGACAAGAAGCAGTGGTTACAAACGGGAGGTAATGGTGCTGTATGGGATGTTAAAACATTGTGGTGGTATACATACGGTGAAGCATATGATGAAAGTCATTATCCAACCACAGCACACAATTTTTATTGGAGACGTCACGCTGCAATGCCACAAGTAAATGCAATTGTTCCTTTACAGCAACATTTAGCAATGTGTCAAAAGATACGACACTATGCCTGGCCAATGTGTGTTAATGCAGAACGATCAGAATCCTATTTGCAATTTAATGCAACATATCCAGAAGTATTTGCAACGTTGGAATCTGCAGGATTAGCAGTTAATGAAACATTTCGAATGCCAGAATTGATACATAAAGGACAAGTATATTCACAATACAATTATCACACCACAACGGGTCGTCCTAGCAATGCATTTCGAGGATTCAATTTTGCGGCAATGAATAAAGAAGATGGAACCAGAGCAGCATTTTGCAGTCGCTTCGATAATGGTGCACTAGTAGAAATGGACTTTGATTCATATCACGTTAGATTGATTGCTCGATTAGTAGGATATGCATTGCCCGCATCATCGATTCATGATTACTTAGGACGATTTTATTTTGACACTGCAGAATTAACAGATACTCAACGTGAAGAAAGCAAAGCAATAACATTTCGTTTGCTATATGGAGGTATCGATCGAGAATTTTTAGCAATACCATTTTTTGAAAAAGTAAATGCATTTATATATGAGTTGTGGTCTAAATGGAAATCTAGAGGATACATTGAAACACCCGTACTTAAACGGCGATTAACTGCAGACACATTAAAAAATATGACAGCAAACAAATTGTTTAACTACTTTTTGCAAGCTGTTGAAACGGAAGTATCCGTACAAAAGTTACGGCAAGTACAAAATGTATTAAACCCAATGAAAAGCAAAATGGTGTTATATACATATGACTCGGTACTTTTTGATATTGAATATACAGAAGCAAAAACATTATTACCAACTATTAAGAATATGTTAGAACAAGGAAACTTTCCGGTTAAAACAAAAGTTGGCGATATTTATGATAAAATGAAAACTATATCTCTATGACCATAGATTCAATTTTAACAGAATGGAGTTACAGATTACCAAAAGGTTATCCTACTCGTTCTAAAGATTATGAATTGTTATATCATGTTATTCTAGAAATGACTGAATTAACACCGTTAGAAGCTCGTGCCGTAGTTAATCGTGCACAAGGCGTAATAACAGAACAAGTAGAATTTTCACAATTAAATTTATCTGATGATTTAACTCAACAGATACAAGATCGATATGAAG